AGTTTGGCAAAGCCGTAGCCCTCTCAAATATTCACCAAGGGTTACTTTTTCATCCAATGCAAGGCGTAATGCTTCATCTTTGCTCATGCTTTCCCCTTGCTCGGATGTCGTTAATAACATAGTCGTGGAATACGGTGCCTTTGGTTACGTCGCCAACTTTGTGTGCTTTAACCCAACAAGTTTTGCCCGTTTTTAACCGCCTTAAATGGCCTCTGCGATCATGTAATCTAGGACTTGCGTGTGTGCCACCTTGATGCTCACTTTTAGGCTTAGAGGGTTCCACCACCACCGTAGTCCAATCATAAGTTGGCATCTTGCCATTCTTAATTTTTCTCTGGTTTGTAAATGTGGGCTTGGCAATTGGCTTATGCGACTGCGTTGCTTGAGACAATGATTCCAGCCAGTTGCCACAAAAACCCAGCAACGTCTCCGCCATCTCTTTGGATATTTTTTGACCCTCGTCTACAGGGCCATAACGCAACATATCCCCTTCAATTAAATACACCATTGGCGGAAATTTGGTTGGCATCTGGCCTGTCACGCCTTTCCATGTAGAAATAACAATTCCTTCTTCGGGGTCAGTACCAACCACCATAAAAATGGTGTCATAGGAAACATGACTTTTTGTTTTTCCTCGCCAAACCACAATATTTTTCTCAAATGGTGGGCGGTATTTCATCAATGGTTCGGTAACAGCATGGCTTCTATCGTCTACATAACCCGATAAATCAAACCATTGAATTTCGGTAGGGTCTATGCCACCATCAAAAGCCATTTTGATAGTTTCACGAATTAAAGGTGTCATGCTTGTCCCCTTGCTCGAATGGCGGCACCAACCGCTCCAAGGTAAGAGGCTTTGGTGTACTCATCAGCCACCTTTGCACACGCCTCACGCTCATGCTGTGCTACTAGCTTGGCAAAGGCTTCAAGCGCTATAACATCCATATCCCACCACCTAGTTGTAGTTGGCGGATTATGCGCTTTTAGTACCATCTCAATGATTTCATCTTGTGTCATGCTTCCCTCGCTTTCAGCATTGCGTCTACTATGCGATAGGAGATTTCAGCAACGTGTTCATTAGTGTATTCACCAACAATTTCAGCAGTCAATAAGCCTTGCATAGCCTGAGCCGCAAAGTAGTCACGCAATGTCATGCTAACTGCATGGTCATCCCTGAAGTATGTAAAGTTGCTCACATTGGCCTCCAAACGTACAGGTCCATCAACACAACAATAAGACCAACAAGGAACATAACCCTTTCAAGCTTTTCCCAACGTGTCATCATTTGACCTCCTGATACGTATTGCCGATTTTGTAGTCACTAACCATGGGCACATCCATTTCCAAGGCGTTGCACATGGACCATGTCAGGCATTCAGCCTCACGCTCAACATGCTCTTCCGGAGCTGAGATAACCAATTCATCATGCACACTAAGCAAAAGCCTACTGCCTTGACGTTTGCTTTGGTACAACAGCATGGCGGCCTTGGCCTGATCAGCAGCGGAGCCTTGAATCAAAAGGTTGACCCCTTTGTAATCAAATTCACGCAGACGGCCGTTGATGATCTTAGGCGGTTCCATCTTGATGAGACGCCCGCCAATGGTTTTAAGCGGTTGGCCTAATTTGTACCTTGTCCGCATGGTTGATTGCATCGTCTTGAGGCCCGGAGCCACGGCTGTGGTATATGCATCCATCAATGTCTTTGCCAACTCATAATCAATCTCTAACATCTCACTGATTTTCTTAGGCCCAGCGCCGTAAAGAATAGCAAATGACACGCCTTTGGAGTAAGTCCTTGACACCTCGCGGCCACTGGCCTCGGTCATCATCTTGGCAGCGTAGGTATGCAGGTCAGCCCGTGCATCGGCTTGGTACTGCTTCATCAAACCGCCACCTTCAAAGTGAGCAAAGATTCGCAGCTCTTGAGCGTTGAAGTCACATGCCACCAACTTGTGGCCTTCATCGGCTAGGATGAAGCTTCGGATGAGCGGGAGGGGTGCAACTTCCAGATCTGCGGGGAGTTCAACTTTCGGGTAACGGATAGGCGCATTTTGAAAGTTAGGGGTTGATGAGAGTCTGCCTGTTCGGGTGCCCCCACGTTCACCTCGTACACTGTTCCAGTTTGTGTAGATTCGACCTGTAGATGCAGAAGCTTGTAACCAGGGCTCAATGAAAGTTGACAAACATGTTGATAGGTTGGCTCTATATCGGAGGACATCTTTTAATTCCTTATGGGTGATCAATTCTTCAAAGGTTTCCTTATCGGCCCTAGGTTGGCCTTTATCCGTGGTAGGCCACCCATTATCTTTCAACCAGTATTCCGTGGGATAAATACTATTGACCAGCTCTCTATCGCTGTCAAGATTCAATTCAGGAGAACCTAACAATGAACGAACCCAAACATTACACTTTTCAATATCTACTATTGCTTGCTCTTTTGCTTTTTGCAAACCGACTCGATCAACCCTTACACCTAACCGGGAGTTTTCAAGTAACATTGGAATCAAAGCAACCTCACGGTGGTAAGCCGTCTGCTGCGCGGGTAAAACCTGCTCGATGAGATATTCATAAAGCTTGCTGGTAAGCCGCACATCAGCTGCGGCGTACTTGCCTACCAATTCCACAGGGCCGCGGGAGATGTATGCACCCCATGTAGACTTTTTACGCCTTGCTTCCTCCACGTTGGCGATGATCCATTCCTTTAGTTCATCCCTTTCATTAGGGGTATCAAGGCCCCAAGTGATAACCAAGTCTTTCAAGGAGAGAGATTGAACATGAGGATCGTGCAGGAAAGCAAGTATAAGAGTATCATGAACACGCGTGGTGTCCTGAGGGATGGGTATGTCCAAATGAGTTTCAGCAACATCAAGGTCAAACATAGCATTGTGAAAGCAGATATCGCGACCGCTATCATAGATTAGTTCCAACATTGCCTTGACGGCTTCTTTGGTTGTGTTATTGCCTAAGGTGTGGCCAAAGGCGTGGTAGCCATTGGGGTATTCACCTTCAGGGTCATAAACGGCAAGCCCGACTGGAACCGGAGGATAATCCGGCCGTGGGCCAATGGCCATTGTTTCAAAATCAAGATAGACAGGTTTCATAATTTAGGTGGGGGTACTAATTTAATCCGCGATTTTGACTACTGTCGATACCTCGCAGCATTAACTTTTCCCCCCGATTCCTTATTTTCGGTTTTGTGCCAAAATCAAACATGTTGCGCGTTCAACCTCAGTTTGGTCAAACAACGCACATGCAGTAACCATGGGGTCAGCGCCGTTGGACACAGCCTTTTCCCACTTGTCACGACGATCATGCAAACCAAAAGTGCATGAGCCAATCGCAACTATAAGTACCATAGCCGCGATGCCCCAAAGGCGAAGCCAGAATTTATTTTCTTCCATGGCTTAGTACTTAGGGTTGCCATCCACAGCAGGTGCTGCTTCAGATTCTTCGTTGATAGCGCCGGCAGACTCAATAGCTTTTTGCGTTTCAGTCTTAGCACGCTCAATCAATGCGCCAATCACCGCCGTATCCTCAATGGCTTTGACCATGTTGAACACAACCTTAAACTGGGTCTTAGCATCGGGCACCACAGCAACTTCACTGATCACGCCAAGAGGAGGGCGCTTCAGCGTTGCAGCCAAGGTTTGCGCGTAAGTTGCGTAGTTCTTCAGGCTGGTAACGGGAGGGCGCAGTGCTGCAACCTCAGCCGTCTTGACAGCGTCGGCAGAGCCAATGCTATCTGCTGGGATCAGCAACAGGCGGCGTGTTTCACGGCAAGCTTTGCCTTTGCCACCATTTGGCGCAGAGCCCCACTCATTCTTAGGGCAGCCTTCGCAGGTTGTGTGCTGAGCTTGCGGGGAAGCAGATGATGGGGCCATGCCGGTAGCGGTTGCGCTGATTGCAAAGCAATCAGGGCCAGTTACCTTGGTGGGATCATAACGGCTGCTGTAGTACAAACGCTCAATGGGAGCTGCCAACACGACGCAGGGGAGCTTGTTGCCAGTGATCACATCACCGCGATATGTGAGGTTACCCCCCTTGGTGGAAAGAAATGCCGTGGCGAGGCTACTCTGCTCGGCCTTAACTGATTCAATGGCCATTGCGGCCAGTTGATCTTCGAACAATGCAAGTTGATTTTTAGACATAAGGATCCTTAGTTAACAAGAAGGTTATTTACGACGAACGACGGTAAGTTCCCAGACCTCAGAGACTGAGGTACCGGGGATGACCTCACCAGCTTCCCACCGCTCACGGAAGGCTGTTGAGGAAAGCCGCTTATGCAGCAATTCAAATTGGCCAGTCTCAGCGACATAGCCATAAAACTGATTCCAATCATCAATGGCAGGGTGCTTGCTCATACGCATGGTGCATGACACTTTATCCGAGGCTGCCTTGGTAATGCCAGCATCGGACATTAACTTCATAATGTCACTTTCAAGCTGCGTAAGCTTTTCAGTTTTTTCTTTGACCTTGGCGGATAGTTCTTCACGCTCATTCTTGGTCGCGACATACATGTCGATCAAGTCTTTGATGTTCATGGCTTTGCTTTCTGTTGTTCTGTTTGAATGATGGCCAACATCATGGCCTCGGGGGCTTGCCAACCAAGAGGCTTGACAACATCATATTGAGAGCCACGCACCGACCTGATGTAGTCATTGGCGGGTTCTTTGTTCATGTTTGCTTCGTGCACCACATTAAAAAGCTGATCAAAAGGTAAGCCCATAGCATGTGCACAGCCCATTGTGACGTAGCAAAGATCAACCAAAGCATCGGCAGCGTCAACAAGGCTATTCTCCTCACAAGCACGAAGGTATTCACTAAGCTCTTCCATGATGAAGCGAGCGAAGTAACTGGATTGCTCGGGTGTGAGCAAGGTTGGTGTTGTTGACAATGGCAGGCCCATCTTGCGACGGAATGCCAATACTTTTTCGGAGTTGGTCATTTGCATGGTGTGGTTAGTATTTGCGGTCATAGTATTCTTTGCGCATCAGCGATTCGAATGCTTCTCTGTTTGCATCGTTGAGCGTATCGGTAACGTCTACGCCATCCAAGGTAACGCAAAAATCAAACTCGGCGGGCTCATTGTGAGTAGAATCACGAGCGACAGTATACTCAACAACAATGTTACGAAGTATATCGCCATCGCCCCATTCTTCTTGCCAATTGTCAAGGCCGTAGTGATCCAAGATGTAGTCATGA